GTGGTTTTGGAGGTATATCCTTTGGTGTAAGAGGTATTTCCGACCCTACTTGGGTGGGTTATGGGAAACCAAATGATAGTTTTGTCTACTCCACAGTTCGTTCTAACGGTTTAAACATAATGAGCGCACCTGGCATAGGAACTGAAGATTATATTAGATTTTATGCAGGAAATGATGCTGATGGTACTATACCTGACATGTACATTCAAGGTACTGGTACTACAAGAGGCTTTATTGGTATGGGTACTGAAAATCCTTTAGTTAAACTACATGTGAGTGGTGATACAATAGTTTCAGATGGTTTAACTGCGGACACATTAAATATTTCTTCAACACCTAACACAGATACACAACTTAATACAGAATATTTAACAAGAAATAGTTTAACGGGTGAAGTAAAAATTAAACAAATTCCAGGGCCTACTGTTTATGGGTTATTTGCACAAACAGGTAATAGTGTAACAGTTTCAGGAACAACAGGTGAGACATCTATTATAGGTTCAGGAATTGGCACTCTATCCGTACCTGCTAACGGTTTTTCGGTAGGTGATTCATTTGCAATAAAAATATCAGGCGATATTGGTGCAAATAATGGTTCTACGTTGACATTAAGAGTAAAATCAGGAAGTGTTGTTTTTGGTCAGGTAGGCCCTATATCAATGCCAAATGTAACTTCATCTCACTTTAGTTTTGATATTAACTTTACCATAAGAGCGACAGGTACAACAGGAAATGCCTCAATATTGTCTTCAGGATATTTTATTTTTACTCAAAATGCGTCTAACAGTTTTGAGGGAGATAACTTCAGTACATTGAACAATACTACGTTTAATACAACTGTTCCTAATACTTTATCAATAACTGCTCAATTTAATAGTACTAATGCCGATAATTTTATTTTCACGGAACTTTTGGTTTTGAATAAAATATTCTAAATTATTTTTTTTCTTCGGGATTGGTTTTACCTATATCCCCGTATAACTTCATAAGTCTACGAGTTTCTTTTAGATTTTTCTCTAATCTATCTAACTCTCTTTCACTAACCCCTTTTTCTGCCGCAATGTCATAAGCCCTTTGCGACTCTTCTACTAACTTGTGTATTGTTTTGAGTAATTTCATATACTATAAATATGTCCATAATTAGAGTTTATTAAGTTTAATCATGGTTTATATTTATTTTCAAATACCATATGGAAAGAGAATTAATTTTTGTAACCGCTCAGCCTGATGTCCCATATTTTCATTGGCAAGTAAAAGTTTATGTACATAATTTTATCGAAAAAGGAATAAATCCAGAACAAATTCATGTTTTATTTGCAATGGTTCAAGGTAACCGTGAACCATCAAAAGGGTCTTTAGAATTAAAATCATTAGGTATAAATGTTCACCACTATTTGGACGAAAGGATTTCTAAAATTTATATTCCAAGTATTAAACCTTTTTTAATTTACAAATGGTTAGAACAGTTTCCAAAATATGGTGATTGTTTTTTCTTGCATGATGCTGATATCATTTTCAGAGAATTACCTGATTTCAATAAATTAATACAAGATGAAATTATTTATCTTTCTGATACCATAGGATATATTGGTTACAACTATATAATGGATTGTTGTTTACGTTATGAGAAACAACATCCTTCTTCCGTAAAAGGTCAGTTATTAACTGAAATGGCTCAAGTTGTTAATATCGATACCGAAACAATAAAGAATAATCAAAATAATTCAGGTGGTGGTCAATATATTATAAAAGGAACTAATAGTGAGGTTTGGGAAAAAATCTATTTAGATTGCACTCCACTATATAATCAAATGTTAGACTATCAACAAAGATTTCCAATTCATCCTGGCGAAATTCAATTTTGGACTGCCGAAATGTGGTCTTTATTATGGAATTTGTGGCGTTTCGGATTTGAAACTAAAATAGTTGATGATTTGAACTTTTCTTGGGCAACAGATAACTTAGAAATATACAACCAAAGACCAATTTTACATATGGCGGGAGTTACTGAAAATTTAAGAAATACCAAATTTTTTAAAGGAGATTATATTAATGTTAACCCATTAGATAAATTAAAAGAAGATATCGATTTTTTTAATTATATCGATTCTGAAAGTTCGACCACAGAATACGTAAACGTAATGAAAAGTATAATCAAAAATAGTAAGTAAATGTATTTATATTAAATGGCTTGTACTTCTTATTTAGTAAATATTAATTCTTCACCTTTTGCACCAACATATTCATTTGTTGATTGCTATGGTCAAACTATAACTTTATCAGGTTATTCTTTATTTGATAATTTTATTATAAATGCAGACAGTGGTACTCCACCTCCAAGTGCTTTGGGTTTGGTCATAAAAACTCAGGACGGAGAAATTTTTAAATACGATGTTCTCGATTGTTGTTACCAGTTTGGTGGGAACATGTATATTAAATCAAATGCAGTACCGACATACACATTCTCGGTTGAAGAAGTATATTACTCAAATGGAGTGGTTATTACAGGTCAAGGTACTAAATGTATGTCATATGGTAGTGGTGTATCATTTGGTTTTACTGAGGCAATTAGTGCCCTTAAATATTTGAAATTTATCTTTGATAATTGTGAATCGTGTCTTATAAAATTTCCATGTAACACAGAATATTTTTTATCTTGTTGTTCACCTTGTAATTTATTTAATGTTAAACCTAACTATTGTTTTGTTGGTACTCAAGGTGATATTAGTGGAGGACCTACAGTAGATAACATTACATATCCCTTAACAATAAGTGGGGTATTTAGTGGTGTGTGTCATACTCAACTCGATAAACCAATTTTATCGGGTTACAACATGTATGATGTTGTTACTTATAATACAACATTTTATAACATATCAGTTGACAACCAATACGAGTTTTGTATTGATTGTGTTAATGACCACCCTTGTGAAATTCCTGAACCTTCTCCAACACCTACACCTACATTAACACCTACACCTACATTAACACCAACACCTACTAAAAAACCAATTCCAACCCCTAAAGTTTTTGACTTTGTCAATGAATGTGCGGTAATTACTTTATTCCCAATGGGGGTTGATTGTACAGTGGTACATCCATCACCTGAAGGTACTGATGGTGTTGCATCCTTAATAATTTCAGGGGGTACTCCTCCTTATACAATAGTTTGGGACAACGGTAACGTTTCCCCTGTTATATATAATTTAGTTGCAGGTTCTTACGGAGCGACTATCACTGATTTTTACGGAGATTTTACCGCAAGAACAACTTGTGTTTTAACAGGTTCAACCCCGACTCCAAGCCCAACGCCTACACCAACACCTACCACTCCTTACGTTGAGTATGTCATGTGTATGGAAACAAGACTTTTAAAGGGTGATGCTTATAATATAAGTAAAACAACTTACTATCCTGATGTTTTATTCAATAGTAGACCTTCTTGGATTAGTGGTGATTCAACTAAAAAAATTGTTTGGGATATTTCAGTAACACCCAATAGATGGATTGTATCAGCAACAACACCAACTACCTATATTATAACAAATTCAAATCCAACATACCCACCGATTTACGGAGGATGGTTTGTTATTGGTGGAGGTTCAACAGGAAGTGCAACTGTTTTTTCAGGAGCTTGCGAAGGTCAACCACAATTATTAAATAAAAAATCTATCATGATTGAAGAAATACAACCCTTAACTATAAATGTTAGTAAAAATGATACAATATGTGGTTGTGACGGTGGTATAACTATATTAGCCAATGGTGGTAATCCACCTTATTCGTATTCTATTGACTCAGGGCTAACATATAAAAAATTCCCAATATTTAACGATTTATGTTCAGGAATATATACAGTTAAAGCTTTAGACAGTAGAAGAAATGAAATTAGTACATCAGTAACTTTACCATTACCTACCAGTCCAAAAACTTACACAGTAAGTCTTAAAACAACAAATAAAACAAGTAGACTTGGTAGTTTAGAAAAAACTGTAGAATATTTTACAAAAGTTAGTGTATTCCCTGAATTACCTGATGATGTAACAATAACTTTTGATTTACATCATACTAATATTTCTAAATCATCACCAAAAGAAGATTCTTCAACTGTTGAATCGGAATCTATTTTAGATATCGATGGTAGGACTATTAGACCAGAATCAAATACTGAATCAAGTTCAAAAACACTTAGTACTTTAGTTGGTTGTCAATTAGATACTCTTTTTATCAATTCAGTTTCAGAATCATGGAATTCAATAACAATATCAAATAAAACAGAACTTTTATTAACAACAATAACCAAAACCTATAAAAATGAAGATAATGATTGTTATGTCGGTTTAAGTGACGATACATATCAAATAACAAATCTTTCAATAAAAGGTTGTTATTGTTGTAATGTAATTACTTCATAAAAATGAACAACACATATTTATAATCGATGGGATACATAATTAAAAATACATCAGGATTAGTTAATACAAGATTAACGGACACTGGAAGATTAAAATTATCACAAGGTAATTTTAATATTTCCTATTTTCAAATTGGGGATAGTGAAGTTTCGTATAACACATTGCCTTCAACTTATAACCAATTTGAGACTTTCGTTTTAGAGCCGAGTTTTAACGCTCAAAATTCAGCAGGAGCTCCTCAATCTAACAAAGAAAATGTTAAATATCCTTATTATGTAGACGGATTTACAGGTAATACTTATGGTATTCCATTTATGGATTCAATTATTAGTCCTGTATATAATAGAGCGGTTATGAGAGGTTTCTTTACAGGAAATACTAGTGAAGAACCTATTAATTGGAGTGCGTTAACTAATAACCAATACGCAGTAAACTCAAATTATGTAATCCAAATGAACCAACTTACAGGTTCTAATAAAATTGAATTACAATATGATGAATGTAATGGTAATAGTGTAAGAGGCCCTATGGTTGGTGATATTATCACTATTTTTTATGACGGAAGAGGACTGGAAGATTGTAATTGTTCAAATGTACCCATTCCAAGCCCTACTCCAACACCTACACCAAGTTCAACTCCCGCTCCTTGCTGGGAAAATGGATTTGTTGCTAACGTTTATCAAGAAGTCCAAATAAACCCTGGTGATTACCTTAAAATACCTTTTGAAAAAACGGGTACTATAATAAATGGTAAACCATATTATTCTTCATATTCATTTGGTTTTACTATTTATTGGGACGGGGTTCAATGGGTAATATATTCTTTATTTGCTAATACAACATTCCCTTTAGGTTCTACTCCTTTAGGTGAATTCGCTTTCGATTTTGGAGAAAATTTAACTACAGGATTTACTGAGTGTGGTTCTAGTTGTATAATTTGTGTTAACAAGTGTGCGGATAAATTTTGTGAACAGAATCTTTATTTTGAATCATTTTTAAGTGGAAACACTGTTTATTCACCATATGACGAGTCTGAATTAGTAATTATTTATTCTTCTGAAACTCAAAGTTGGGTTTTATTTGAACCTTCAACTGAAATGATAAATGGGGAACTAACGGGATTAACATCAAATGATTGTCCTATTGGTCAATTTATTCCAACATTTCCACTTACATCACTTGAAACATCAGAAGGTTACTGCCCATCTCAAACTTGTGACTGTATTAGATTTACTTCACAAGATAGTGGTGCAACAATTAATTATTTTGATTGTGATGGTGTTGTACAAAATATACAACTTGGGGCAGTACCTGTTACCGCTTGTGTTTTTGACAATCAATATCTGATTGTTTCAGGTTCATCAAGTGTCGATTATTGTTGTGCGACAACAGTATTTTCTACAAACAAATCAACTTGCGTATTAACATATAAAAATTGTGATGGTCAAATAATCGATTTAACTATTCCAGGTTTTAACTCTTACACTGACTGTATTGATACATCATTTACACCAATATTTGACACTGAATGTTTATCGGCAACAATTTCAGATTCTTGTTTACAATGTGGAACTCAACCAACAACTTATAAATCACAAGTAACAATCGAAGTAAAATCAAATACAGACCCTTGTGCGTCTCCAACACCTACACCAACACCATCGGCAACTTTTTGTCCAACACCTACTCCAAGTAAAGCATGCCCCCCACCTCCACCACCTGATTGTGTTGTGGATACTAGAAGTTGTTATCCTATATTAACTTATAGAATTACAGATGTTTGTTTTAACACAATTACATTAGATAGACCAACGCCAGACTTTTCATTCTTGTTAGGTCCTTGTTACGCGAGAACTATTATCTACCCACCTTCAATGGTTTCTTTCTATGATAGTTATACTCCAAGACCTCATTGGAATGATAATGTAATTAACTTCGAGTCAGTTTGTTATACAGATGAGTTTGATGTTAAAATTTGGAATATGAATATTCCATGGTCTGAAAATCCTGCAGGTCTTAACTCAGCAATAAGTAAGGATTATACTCAGTTTGGTTCTATCCAATACTTAGGTACTAAAGAATATTTGGGGTACGCTTCAAGTAGTGGTCAAACTGATACTGATTCTGTTTACTACTTCAACTCTTTTGGTGATAAGATTATTGTAACACCTGAAGAACAAAAAGCAATTGCAATTATTCACTATACTAATCAAACAGTAGATTTTTTCTATGGTGAGAAATTTGCTTTAGAACCATTTGAAAACGTTGATGACACAACAGGTCAAGCAAGAAACTTTAAACTACATATTCCATGGTTGATGTGGCATAAAAATCCTGATTGTTGTCATGGTCAAACATTTTGGGTTGACCCTCCAGGATTTGATGAACTTGAATTATTTAAGGTTCATTACATTCAATCTAAGAAGAATGTTGACATGAATAACCCAGGTATTAGATACTACCATCTATGGGATAATAATCCAAATGTTAACGGATATCCTAATAGAGTCGGTAAAGTATTTCCTGATGCTAAAATTATAATCGTTGATGATGAGGAGCTAATTGCTGCAATGTCTTATAAATCAAATAGGAATTGGACTCTTCCCGCACCAAGATTATCTTTAATCACTCCAAATACATGTGGAACTGATATTAATTCTGCAGTGGGTATTTTAACAGGTGAATCAGAAACATTATATGTCACATATAGATTAACAAATACAAACGTATTTACAAACTCATTACATAACAATTATTACTCCGTAATTCAAGGACCTAATCTTTGTTTGCCGTTCTCATCTCAAAATGTCGCGGTTAGATTTGGTGGTGAGTTTAATTGTTTAAACCAACCTTCTCCATACGTTCCTACCACAACAACTACAACATTTAACCCTTACACAACAACTACAACATTTAACCCGTCAACTACCACAACAACTACTTCTGAACAAATATGTGGAAAATGTTATCAAATTATTAGAGATGGGGATGATGGAACACTTTCATATACTAACTGTGATGGTTCAACGGTCGTAATTAATGTAGGTATTCAATCAGGGACTCCTAAATTTGTTTGTTCTCCAATAGAACCTATACCACCAATAAAAATTTCAGTAATACCATTAGGTGATTGTACACCTTTAACTGACTGTACCCCTTGTTGGATGACAGGTTTTACATTCAGTTTCTTATTCCCTGGAGCGTATGGTGACCCTAATGCAACTTTTAATTTTGTTTTCTATAATAGTGGTAGTTATGAAAGTGGTTATCCTGTATTCACAAATTCCGCATTTCTTGCAAACATTTTTTACAACGGTGTTGAATGGGTATTTAACAATCTCGTAAATTTCCCTACAAATTCTGTAATGTTTACAGGTATAACTCCTTTAAACCAATTTGACTTCCTATTTGAGGGTAGTCAATTTAGTGGTGAAACTAGTTGTAAAGAACCTGATAATTTTTGTATGACTGTTACAAAAGATGATGGAGGAATTTTAACAGTATCAACCTTTGATTTCTTTTCTATTACGACAACAGGTGGTACTTATTACGCTGAGTTATTTGACTTAGGTTATGATGTTAGATTTTCAGGGGGTACTTGGATTCTTTATGACCCTCTAACTGATACAACTATATCGACCTTACCAGGTGTTTTATCAACCGAAGTTCCGATTGGTACTTGGTCTACTGACCCAGGAACAACAATAGTAACTACTTTAGGGGATTGTCCATCAACTTGTAATTGTTATAATTTCTCAGGAGATTCTCCACTAAACACTGTTAATTACGTTAATTGTGATGGAGTTAATTCTGAGTTAATTTTCCCAAATCCTAGTAGTGGAGATATTTGTATAAAAGACGAATTATTTGTTTTAGTTACTTCAGGAATTACGACAGGTACTTGTGATTCGTTAATTTGTAATCCAATTACATTAAGTAATCCTTTAGAACCATGTTATAATATAACCCAACTTGAGTCTCTTGAAACAGGTGCTCAACCTCAATCAGGTATTTACGTACCATGGAACAGGTATTTGTACACAATAAATATAGGAAGTCAAAATGTTACAGTAATTGATACAATGACAAATACTTTTGTAACAACAATACCTTTACCTAATATACCATTTGTATCCCAAAGTTACAAAACTATTGTTTATAACCCAGACAACTTCTGTGTGTATATTAGTGACGTATCATCAAATACAATTCAAGTTATTGATACAACAACAGACACTATAACCGCTTCAATAACGGTTAGTACTCAACAAAATCAATTATTTTATAAAGACAATCAAAATAAATTATATGTAAAACCAACATTAACTACTGATTTAGATATAATTGACACAACAACAAACACAGTAATAATTACAACATCAGTCGTGTTATCTGAACACATAACCTATAATCCAATTAATGAATGTCTATACTTTAAATCTTACGGACCAACTCCTATTGTGATTCAGGTGTTTGATACTATAACTGATTCAGTTATAAGTTCCACCCCTACCGCAATAATAAATACTGGTGAAATTTTTTATTGTTCTATAAATGATAAATTATATGCCTCAGACACTCCTAATTTATTAAAGTACAATCCATATACTTTAGCGTTAGAGTCAACAATATTTGTTGGTAATAACCCTTCTTTTATAAAAGAAACACCTAATTATTTATATGTTTTAAATCAATCTATGGATACTGTAACCACAGTTGATTTGACAACAGATTCAACAACAACAATTTCTGTTTCACCAGGAGCCCAAAATACTGTATATAATTCTACAAATGGTTACATGTATGTAATATCAAGTACTCCGTTTTCAACATCTATCAATATGATAGATGTTTTAACAAACACAATTGTTCAAACTTTATTTTTAGAAATGCCAATACCTAATTCGGTATCAAATTTTGGTATTTTCATTCCAAACTCAGGTAATGTATTTGTTAACGCTTTTGACAAATTATCAGTTAATGGTTTCATGATAGAATTAGGTTGTCCTACAATTCCAATTGTGACCACAACTACAACAATACCATTCCCAATTGTGACAACTACAACAACATTCTGTCCTCCATATTGTGATACGGTTTCAGGATTCTACGCAGATAAATTCGAAATTATCGCTCAGAAAGTTCCTACAGGTGAAAGACCAAGTTCTTCTGAATGGAAAATACTTGACTTCACTGACCAATTGTCAGCAACAACTATCAATGGTTTCATAACTCAAGAAGGTTTAACAGGTAATACATTTGTTATAACGCAAGAGGATTATGATAACGCCCCTTACTATAACTTAAACGATTATATTGATTTAACACCACAAGGATTTACAGGTTCTCAATTAAATTTTGGGGATGAGTATTACTTCTATGGTTCATTAGAAACTGATATTCAAGCAACAATATATGAGATGAGATATAAAATAAATTTAGGTCAATCTGAATTTTTATCTCCTTCAAATCCTTCTTGGACAAATGGTAATCAGTCATATGTTACAGAAATTGGTCTTTACGATTCCGACAAAAATCTTATGATTATATCAAAAATGCAGTCTCCTGTATTAAGACAAGGGATTCAGCAGTTTTTAATCAAATTTGATTTATAACATATGAAAAAAACAATTAAGGAAAGCCCAAAAGTATTGGGGTTAGATGTGTCAACCAAAACTATTGGTTGGGCTTTGTTCGATATACAGACTAAAGAACTTTTGGAGTTAACTCACGTATCTCCTGTTCCCAAACCTAAAGTTGATAACAAAATCAAAGAGTTGATTTTAAAAAGTGAAATTTTTAGAACTAAACTCTTACAATATAAAGACTTAGGTATTACTAATGTTGTAATTGAAGAACCTCTTTTGAATAGTAACAATGTCTACACTATCCAAACTTTGATGAGGTACAATACCTTGATTACTAAAGAGATTTATGATGTATTAGGGATTGTACCTGAATACATTTCAACATATAACTCAAGAAAAAATGCTTTTCCTCATTTAGTTCAACCAAATAATAAAGGTAAATATGTTTTATTTGGTTCTCACCCTAAAGATTGTGATAAGAAACTTATTATTTGGGAATTAGTTGCTAAAAGAGAACCTCAAATTACTTGGTCTTATACAAAAAATAATACTTTAAAGAAAGAAAACTTTGACCAATCAGATGCCTATTGTTGTGTGTTAGGTTACATGAAGCAAGAAGGTATTTGGTAATATCGTTTAAAACGGTGATAATTTTGAATATCGGTTAATTAACCGATATTTTTTTTTATATACCCCCTCCATCACTTATCACCCATAATTTTGTTCCTGTTAAATATGTATGTGAAGCACCTGCGGTTGAAACAGTGTATACCGTAGTACCAGCTCCGAATGTAACTCCTGATTGTAATGAACCTCCTAAAGAAGCCCATCCATTTAATAATGAATTATAGTTAGTTGTTGATAATGATGTAGAATTTAACATATTAGTCATGTTATTTACGTTTGAAACGTCCCAATTTCCTAAATTTTGATTAAAGTTTGTCGCCCCATTAAACATATCAGACATATTAGTAACACCTGAAACATTCCAACTTCCTAAATTTTGATTAAAGTTTGAAGCCGAGCCGAACATATTAGACATATTGGTAACACCTGAAACATTCCAACCGCCAATATTTTGGTTAAAATTTGTCGCTCCGTTAAACATACCGAGCATTGTAGTTACTGAGGAAACATCCCAACCTCCAATATTTTGGTTAAAATTTGTCGCTCCGTTAAACATACTAAACATTGTAGTTACTGAGGAAACATCCCAACTTCCAATTGGTTGATTAAAGTTTGTCGCTCCATTAAACATACTAGACATTGTAGTTACTGAGGAAACATCCCAACTTCCAATTGGTTGATTAAAGTTTGAAGCCACTTGGAACATACCCGCCATATTAGTAACACCTGAAACATTCCAACTTCCAATTGGTTGATTAAATATTGTTGCTTGCGAGAACATCAGATTCATATTAGTAACCGAAGAAACATCCCATGTGTCAATTCCTGCAGTACCTCCATTATTGAATACACTACACCCTCGGAACATGCCGCTCATTATATTTACATTTGAAACATCCCAGCTACTTAAATTGTCATCAAATGAAGAACAAAAAGCAAATAAATTAACCATACTTGTAATTGATGAGACATCCCAAGAACTAACATTATTTATCGTGGTTAAAGATGAACAATTAATAAAAACTCTACCGAGACTAGTTGTCCCTGAAAGATTTAAAATATCGTTTACAGTATCCAATTCTAAGTTAGAACATCCTGCAAAACCTGCTACACTTATATTACCTGCCCCCAAACTAAAAGGACCCCATTGTAGTACATTCAATATTTTTTCATTATCTCCACCATTAGGGGTAATAAGTGGGTCAAATACCCATCCTTCAATAGTACCTGTAATTCTAACTATATAATCGCCAGGTGTCAGGTAAGTATGAGTGGTTTCAGATTGATTCCAAGTTGTTATAGTGTCTGTAGGTCCTCCGTCACCCCAATCCACAACAAAACTGTACGTTCCCGCGCTTATTAATGGAAGTTGGATTTGATTTGATGGTGTCGACCCTGAAGATGTGTTTGTTGTTCTCCACGTACTTACAAAGGCAACCTCAAAATTAGTATCAATACAACTTGGTACTTGAGAAGCTCCAAAAGGAACACCAAAAACAAAACCTACAGGAGTTATTGTGTATGGTGGACTTGATAGTATATTATACACATTACTTGTTCCTCCATCCACAATATATATGTTTCCACTGTCAACAAAAATACCGTAAGGTTCTGCGATTGTAGGACTTATTTGGATGTCCACCTCTAATGTTCCTGTACTAAAATCGTATTGACTAATATATCTAGTAAGAGGTCCCACGATTGGGTTATTCGTGATAATAACTTTATTAGTTGTTGTTAACATAATATCTCCAGATATTGTTCTTCCTGATAATATTGGGAATTGAGTTGTTAATACTGCGGTGCTTGTTGTTATATCTAAAGTCACAATCTCTCTAGGTGTAACATCAGTTCTTAAAGCGATTAATGTTGTGTCATCAATTGCTCCTAATCCAGGTCCAATTAGATTAGGTATTGTAATATCCCTATTGACCGTAGATGTAAACGGTGATAATGTAATGTCCCATTCTCTAATACCTATTCCTGAACTTACCCACAATTTGGTATTAGTGTGAGCAATGTCTGCAATATATGTTACAGAAGAAACTGGTAATAGTGTCGATGTATTAGATAATACATCATATGAATAAACTTCATAATCAGGGGTATTATATAACACACTACATAATGGTACAATTACTTGAGGTGTAGGAGTCGGAGTTAAGGTAGGAGTTGGTGTTGGAGTTAAAGTTACAAACGGGGTACAAGACCCAACAATAGGAATAATAGGTGGTAAAGCGCAAATACCACTATTTGTTGGTTGAGATACAGAACAAACATAATAAGTTCCTGGACTACCAAATGTTACAGTATCATAAACGTTATTAAAACAATCATATAGTTCAAAAGTACAAGGTGATGAAAGATTTATTTCCCATTCATTATAAACACATGGTGATGGTGTTGGTGTTGGTGTAACAGGTATATCACAACTAACACAAGAAATGTCATATTTTATATTTAAATAAACATTCAAAGTAACTCCCTGTAAATTTTCAGCTACCTCACAATCTGTAATAATAGAAACTTTATTATTAATTGCGTCTATAATAACTTGACCAACTATAGGATAAGTTAATAATAATTCTTCTAAAACATCATAATATACGTTATCTAAAGGAAAGTCATTTAAAGAAGTTCCTGTGTAAAAAGATTGACTTTTGGTCACTCCATCAACAACTGTTATTAATTCAAAAATAGATTGATTTAAAATACAATTTGTATCACCAGTCGTTAAATCATGGAAACCTTCAAGTAAAAGTTGTTGAGGCCCTTTTCTACCTAAATCTCCTGTCTGAGTAAAATCATCATTACAAATTGTTAATACTTGATATGAATTTAATTTATTAAATCCTTCAATTGTAATATTTCTAACTTTTATACAACCGTCACCATCGGTAACAGTAAGAGTATATGTCCCTGCAGACAAACTTGTCACAGTAAGACCTGTCTGTCCATTCACATTTGGACTCCAACTCCAACTAAATGGAGGAGTTCCACTTGTTATCAAACCTTGAACCGTACCATTAGTTCCATTTGTCGAATCAGTTCCAACTAAAATAAAATCAACAATGGATGATGAAGCTATTGTAAATGGTAATAATTGTTCACAGAATGTTGAATCGGTAACTGTCGCAGTATAATTACCCGCAGTTATATTTGTAAACGTGTATGAACTTGCGCCTGTAATTACAAGTTGTCCGTCAATTTCATAAGTATATGGTGCAGTACCTCCACTTGAAATTAAAAGTTCAACACTTCCATTATTTTGATTACAAGTTGTTCCTGTGGTGTTAACAGATAATGTAAACTTTTCAGTATTATTAACAGTATAGGTATGTGTAAATACACAAGGTCCTAAATCACTTATCTCTAAGGTATATGAACCTGACGATAAACCATTAAAAGGCCAATTTGTAAAACTACCCGTTACAACATTTTGTAATGATGTTGAGTTGTTAGTCAAAGTGTATGTATACGGTGGAGAGCCTCCAAATATTGTTACATTAATCATCCCACCTGAATTATTACAAGTTGACCCCGAGACATCTACTGAAACTACAACAAATGATGATGGGGTTAATAAAACCGTAGATTCCGTATCGTTACACAAACCAGCATCTTGTACATAAACAGAAAAGAATCCCGCAGATAAACCTGTGAAAGTAAATGTGTTTGAATATGTAATAATTGAAAATCCGTTCGACCCCGAATAATAAAAAGGCGCAGTTCCTCCAACAACTGTTACAGTTGCTGAGCCATCATTGCTAAAACATGATGGACTTTCAGTAATTATTGATGCAATATTTAAAGCGGGTACAGTTGAAACTACAGTACCTAAACTATTTGTACAACCTAATGAATCAGTGACAATAACATTGTATGAACCTGCGGTTAGACCTGTTATATAACTGTTAGTACTTCCGTTACTCCAAAGATAATTAAAAGGTGGTGTCCCAGTTTGCCCTGTAACATAAACTGAACCTGTGGACGCTAAACAAGGTGAATTATTGATTGTGTATAGACCAAAACTGAACGTAGTTGAGGATTTAACAATACATGTTTCTGACCTTCCTGTACAACCTCCTCCATCATCAGCAATAACATAATAAAACCCTGCAGGTAAATTATCAAAAATGTAAGGATTTGTTACGGTTGTTCCTGAATTTATAAAACCAATAGTTTCCTCATAGAGTTGGAAAGTAAGTGTTCCATAGTCAGTAGATGTTGAGGCGGTTAATGAACCATTATCAAGTCCACAAGTAGTATGTTGTTCATCATCAATTGATACACACGTACCACTTGAAATAAAAACGTTAATGGGTGAGGAATTATTGAACGGTAAACATGAGTCAGTTAAAATATAAGTGTATGCCCCAGGTGCTAAATCGGTTTCAGTGTATGCGGAAATAATCCCTGAAGTTGTTCCCGATACAGGGGAAACAATTGTGTAAGGAGGGGCACCACCAGGTGGTATTGTTATAGAAACAGAACCTAATCCTGAATTGGTACAATCGCCTGTAACACTTAAGTTATATGAAAAGATACAAGACATTATTGATTACATAAAATTTCAAAGTTTATCCCTATATTCAATTTGAAGTTAATCCCTGATTCTGAAACAGAACATACCTCATTATAAATAACTACGGTTTCACTATCAGTTAAATAATAGTTATATCCATAATTTTTTAAATCATCTAATGAAATAATTAAAGCATCGTAATAATCGTCAATACTCGGAGTACTGAATCCTGGCGTAGAGTATCCAATACCATCATAAAAAGAATTTTTAACAACGCTAATTCCATCAACAGATAAATCAACGAACCATTCTGTCTGTAATCCATCTAATAGACAATCATTTAGTGCATAACCGTTAGAGGTTAAATATTGAGTTAACAATACACCTAAAACTCCTGTCATTCCTTGAATTTGCGGATTAGTTGCCCAAGGATAAATAGGGCATTCTACCGCCTCAATAGGACAATCATAAGTAAATAAATTGGTTACTAATGAACATGGTTTACATGGTATAGGTATTAATTTACATCCTTCTTGTCTTCTCCACACAAACTTTTGTCTGTGGAAAGCCGAGTTTTCCAATTTTGTCCCTGTGTTCCAAATTGTAGTTGCAGGAATCATTTGTTCAACTAATCTTATCCAATAATCTCCTATACCATTCACATAATCCATCATTGTTCGATATGTGAAATTGTTGTTAGGTACATTTATTGCTTGACCTGATTCCAAATATTTCCAATATATTGACTCTAAGGTAGGGTATCCACCTGTTTTACCATTAGATGAAAACTGTCTGTTTCTAACATTAATCATGTTCTTCCAAAAACTTTGGGCGAACTCAAAGAATGTTTTTCTTTTTGGTTGTGGGTTAATTTCAGTCCAATCCACCCCTCCTCTTCTTGGATATGGTGAATATGGGTCAGGATTACAATATGTTGGGGGTACGTAATTCAAACCTTCATTTGGTATTGGGTAATTGAATTGTCTTGACATGAACCAAACATCATAGACTAAACCTTGAGCAGGATTCATAAACAAATCAACGTTTTTAACATTAAGAACTAATTTATCATTCTCTACAATGTATCTTGCGGTAAATGAACTGTCTAAATTACTTCTTAGACCTACTTCATTATCAACCCAACTTTTATTATTATCTATAGTAGGAGTTAGATGATATCCCAAACTCATGAATGGGAATTTTCTAAATCTATTTAAATATATTTGTCCGTAGGTGTATGGTATCAAAGTTGTTTGGAAGTTGGGGTTATTTCCCACAAACACACTATTGGTTATATCTACCTCTTCAGGGGCTCTATGTTGTGGTGTTTGTTCAAACCATCCACTACCTTTTTGGAAAAAGAAATCCTCACTATCAGGTGGTGCACTAGGATATCCTAAATTATCCATAGGATATTCGTCAATAGTTATATTAACATCTTGGAAATCACTTGTTGTTGTGAATCCTGTGTATTGTTGTCCAAATATTGAAAACAAATTTGTCGTTTCTAAAATTGGTATTTGTTCAACATATGTTCCTCCTGATATTTGTACAAACTGTGAATTAAATTGAGATAGGTTTATTGCTTGGTCAGCAACATAAACATATTCATTAAATTCAACTAAAGCTTCTGGAGCCCCTATCAATCTTAATAAAACCTCAATTGATTTTCTTGTACCTTTAGACTTAAATAAAAATGCGGAATTAAGAATTAAGTTTCTATAGAACTGATAATTTAATTCATCAGGTGTGGTTTGTTTAGATACACCAGGATAAACAGATTTACTATAATTTTTTTCACCAAAAACAGAAGTTAAAAATTGTTCGTTAGAGATTGGTGATACATTAGTTGCCCATCCTAAAGTTTGGGCTAAATTTTTTAATAATTGTGATGGTATATCATTACCGACATTGTAATTAACCGAATTCATAAAAGAAAGTGCGGTTATAAATTTCAAAGTTTCATCAAAACTTCTACCATAAAGTTGTAAAACCTTTTCAGTTTTTTGACCAACGGTATCAAACTCTTTAAATGCACCTGTTGTTAAAAATCTAGAAACTAAGTTTGTTTTATATTCATCGTAAGATTCTGCAACATTATTTAATGTTGTGATGTAATTTGCGAATGATTGGGTAATAATATCAATATTCCATTCACCGCTCTTTGGCCATGTAATTTGTAAATTTTCAACATAATATGAACCGTCTTCAGCTTCTCGAGGAACTTTAAAAGTACAAGTATAAACAGGAATTACATTTCTATTTAAAAGAAAATTCTCAACTTGGTCAAATTCTTCATTAAAGACTTTGTTAACCTCAAAATCATTTGGTCGAATGACAAACGACTCGTTAAAAAGACTTTGTCCTGAGAATGGATTTCCTTGGACATATATCTTTAGAGTTCCACTTGAGTTACTACTTGTTGGTATTAAACCTGTAACGGTGTATCCTGTACCAAATAGATATAAAGAGTACTTGGCAAAATTAACCGTCATATCCCTTAATGGAGAAACTTGGATTTCTTTTAGAGATAAATTTCTGGTTGAATTTACTGTGAAATCAACATCAAATGGGTTTCTTAATCTACTAATATTTAACTCAAATGATGTTTCATTATTTTGTTGGTTATAAATAATATTTTCAGCGGTAGGTCCTGTTGTATAATCTAAACCTAAATAAGTAGATTCTAAACCGCCAGGGAAATAACTAATAATTGTAGTGATAGATTCTGATAATCTTTTAACTAAAGAACCGTACTGAGTAAAATTAGTAATTTGACTTAAATCATAATTTGGATAAACTTTAAAATTATTTTCAACTATCGCTTTAGATTGATTAATACTATCAATCCCCATTGATTCTAAACTAATAGGGTTTGAAAAAGTTCCTGTGGTAAATGTTCTGTTCACCTTTTCATTAGCAGAACTAATGAACTCAAAATTACCTTGCGTAAGTCCTCCTCCAGCAACTAATTGTAAACCAACTAAGTTATCTGAAAAAGTCCCTTCACCTGAAGCGGTTTGTGGTGGACATGTATATTTAACTACCGCCATTATTGTGTTATGTTTGTAAAGTTTTTACTAAAATCAATATTATCACCTCTATCTTCTCTAACCTCATATAGAAGCTCATTAAATTGGTCTCTAATTTCGTATAGATTGTATTGTCTATAGATATTGTTATCAGAATCATATAATGTGTAGATTCCGTCATCCATAGATTTAGTTTGATTACCAAACAATGCAATCGCCAATGTAGAGAAGTCGTGTTCCGCAACTTCAATGTCTAAAGTTATTGGGTTGAAAAAAGTATTAGAAATTATTATGTCCTGGTCGGGTTGTCCAATATATGGAATTGCATTTGGTTTGTTTGTTGGTGCTGATGAAGGTGTTAAAGTGCAAAATACAATATTAGTATTATTATCAGTATACCTATATCTAATCGCTTTCTGAGAAGTATTTGTAAGATTTTGTACTACAGGTTCACAGAAAAAAGAAGAAGTTATGATTCTGAAAAAGTTAGGTATTTTTGTACCGTCAGAATTCAAATATTCTATTCTAAATCCAACCAATCCTTGATTGACAAATTTGTTTCTATATTCAGAAGGAACTTGCGATATATCAACAACAATTCCTCTAACGTTAGGTAATGCAGACAAAACTCCACAATCCAAAATTTTAGTTCTGATTTGAGCTGGTCTAATATATAATGTATAAATTCCTAAACGATTAAATTGGTCTGATGGTAATGTGAGGTTATATAACCCACCCAATATTTCTATATTAGGATTACCACCTGTTTCACCATTATTAAAATAAGGTCTTAAAATAGATTTAGCATCTAACTTTGTTAATACAAAATTTTCTGTTTCATCTCTAGTTGGTGTATAATTCAAAATTATCTCCACATCTTCTGGAGATACATCAGCGGGTCTTATTGTTCCATATGTTCCTGTTGCCATATTATATAATATTAATTATGTTAAAAAATTTGTATCCATACTTTTCAAGGTCTCCAACATTATCGACTTCTCCTAGTCTCTGAACTCTCTCAAATGCCGAATTCTTTCCTCTTTCTATAAATACATTAGATTGTATTTCTGCCTCATCAATTACGTTAAGTAATACCTCATTTTTTGTTATTGCAGAACATACCAACCAATCAGGGGTAAAACCTGATGACTGAACCATAAATAAAGTAGTTCCGTCATTATAGTCGTAATAATCTATATCGTTTATTGTGTAAGCGGTATATAAACCATCTATTGACGGTCCCCAAAAAGTTCCCACAGATTGTGACGTTCCTGTCACTTGAACCCCTACTTTATATTTTCCCGCAAACCTTGTTGGGTCAAACTTACTACCCCATTGTTCTAAGTCAGTCACATAAGAATTTGTATAACCTGTGACTAAGAAAGGTACGGTTGTGTAATTGAAACTTGATTGTAAGTTTACATCACAAAAAGAATCTCCTGTAAACAAATAATCATACATTAAAGGTGTACCTGACCAACTTCCCCCTAAAGGAATAAAATAAGCAGTTCCATTTGGGTTTGGTATTGGTAATAATGTTACAGGTATTTGGATTTCTTTTTGTATTACATTTAATCCCCATGGACTTGCTCCTGACATTGTAATAGTGTAAGTCCCATCTTGAATATATGTATGTGAATAGGACGTTGGCGCGGTGTTTGGGACAGACTCAATTGTCCCGTCTCCCCAATCAATACTGTAGGTTGAAAAGGCTAAGTATTTTTTTAATTCTAACTCAGAAGTATTGTAAAAATGAACTATGTAACTATTAAACGGGTCTCCTGAAAATAGGAAATTCGTCATAGTGTCTTTTTGTAAAACAAATCCATCAAAAACAGAATAATAACCAATATCTACAGTAGTTTCGGTTAAAAAAATTGGAACTGTTAGTCCTGTTAATAATGAGTTTCCGTTTGTTCCTCCTGAAAGTATATCAGTCATTGAGGAGTAAACATACGTATACCCTGTTACAGGCACAGTTGTAGTTGTTGTAGTTTCATTACAACAGAATTCATCGGGAAACAATGATTGATTTCCTTGATTATAATCAACAACAAATAAATCGTTGCGGATTACTTCAGGAGATATTTTTATGTAATACCATCTACTATCCATTATGGATTAATATATTCATACCATTTTATGGGATTTCCATTCCCTGTTCTATTATTCAAATAATCAAAAATTTGATACGTTTTTGTTGTATAATCCAACTCGACTTTGTAATAAAAATATCTAGTACCATCAAATAGAAATTTGTTTGGTAAACTTGATTGTGGTTCATTCATCATTTTAACAAAGACTCCTAATCTTCCATCAAAAAATTTGGCGGTCATATAAAAGGTCGAAAGTTTCAAGTAATCAAAATTCTTTAACCAATAAATAAAAAATCCTTCTTTGTCCCCTACATAATCCAAAAAATAAGAAGGTTTCCTTATTTGTACGATAGGTAATAAAGGTGAAACAGTTGCTGGTTCGGTACCTCCTTGTTGTACGGGAATTATTATTGTAAAATAATTTATCTGACTTTGGCTATCAGGTGTGTCATAAAAGTCTAACTTAAAAAATGATTTAGTGAAAGGTTTTTCATAATAATAAACTTGAGTCGCACTAAACCCTGATGGTGTGGCGTTAGGGAATAAATAACTATTAACCCAGTCACTTGATGAGGTTGATGCAGTTACAGGTAATGAAGAGTTATAAAAATAAAAATCATAATTAATAACTGTTTTTTCATTTACACCGTAATCTTTGTGAGCAAATCTCAATACTTCAAAATCCTCCGCAACACCAATAATATCTTTCAAAACTTCATCTTCATAAAGTTCAATACTATCAGTTCTACCATAAAAATCCCAATTCATTTCAATAGGAATTGTTATAGTCTGATTCTCTGTCGGTCTTACTATTAAATACTTATTACTCACAAGGGTCAATTGTTGGTTCTGCGATTATGTTGTTATCATTATAATTAGTTCCTTCTGAAATTATTCTAAAAATATAATCTCCATAAGGATAATGAGCACCGTTTAAAAATGGATAGTTTACGCCCAATCCATTAGTATCAATAAATCCATAAGGATACAAATCTCTCCAAACAAATAAATTTTTAGTTGTTGAGAAATATGAATAATTAGGAATTCCAACTACATTTTTCACATCTCCGTCTTCAATATAATCAGAATAAACTCTAGTTGTAACTAAATGATGTGGTTTATAATAATATCCTTTTTGATTTGCGTTATTTGAAGACCCTATATTGAAAGCAAATGGGTTAAAAGTAAATTTGTGATATATCTCTGAAATTACTCTTTCTTTCTGTTCATAATCATTCCACTCACAATAATCACCATCCAATGTGTCGTCAATTACTAAAGAATCCACATAGGTGAATACTAAACTTGTTCCACCAGGCCCTAAACCAGCACCTTGTGAAGTGGTGTAAGTACTCATAGGTATTCCAACGTCAGCATTTGAGTTAGTATTTGACCACCATACTGTTGGTTGGTTTGTTATAGGATTAGGTGTTAAATTAAACTCCCACCCTTGTTTCAATCCCTCATATCCTCCACTACCATTTTGCAATCCAAAAGTCCAACCAAAATAACCTCTCCAAATTACAGTAAAAAATAATTCACTTATTGGTCTTTGTTGATTATCGAGTAAAGGATTGATTAAAATATCTCTACTAAAAGAAAGTGTGTAAGATTGAGCACCCTCTTTAATTGAAACTCTCGCAGTTTGATTAGGGGTAAATCCACTACTTTCATATTTTTTACTAATACCAAAAATATTCTCTTCAAACCCCGCTTTAACCATAACCGCTTCTTCAGGATTTGTTAGTATTTTATGTCTTCTAACATAATATTTTGAAGTTGTATCAGATTCGTTATCGGCCAAAATAACTCTCTTGAAAGTTCCTGTGGTGTTAACATTGAATGTTGAGCCAACATAACCAACATTTATTATGTTGAACGTGTACTCATCACTTCCCGCAACCTCAGTTCCTAAAGAATCGACAATAAAGATATCAGTTCCATTATATGAAAAACTTAATTTAACATATTCACCAATAGACAATCCATGTTTAACTGGACATCTAAAGGAAATAATACCTAAACCATTAGGATTACTTTGTTCGATTATAAAAGGTATGCCATCGCCAGCAATCCAATTTAAGGTTATGTTAGTTTTTTTATCCAAATAATACATTTCTTTAGTAAAGTCATTTTCAAATGCGTAACTTGCATAGAAATTCCAATTGTAACTTGATGCACTTTTTGGAATAAACGTCAAATGATTATTTGGTGGTTGTGTATATCCAGGAACGTTAAAGTCATTTCTTATAAAATCGAATTCGTTGTACTGTGGTAAACCTGTCCATGACACTGCCGTTGCTCCGTTTAGACATTGGGCGTTTGCCGCAGCGTCAGAATTCAAATAATATAAATTATTTTCAAATGGTGGGTAATTAGTTTGTCCACTGTAAGAATTATTAAATAACATTGCAAATTTACCTATTGGTCTAAAAATGTCAGAGTTTTGTCTTTCGTTATCGTAAACTTGCTCTAAGCCAACATCTATACTTCTATCAAATTCAGTTATTTCTTTAGTATTTTGAATTAAAGGAACTTGAAAAAATAAATTAGTGTCTGGAGCGGATTTATATCTTAACGAACCTAAAACAACTCTTGTATCAATTCTATTACCCATCTTAGTCAGTTATTGTATCAAATTTTATCCATTGTTTAGCAAACCTATCAAATGCAGTTTTACCTTTTTTAAGTCCAAAATAGAAATGGAAAGGTGCTCCAACGGTAATTATTCTATCAGATGGACTAAATGGAGCGGCATTTGGGTCTTGAGTAGAAGGAGACCATGACAAATCATTAGTTATTGGGTCTACTGAGTATATGTATCCTTTAAAGTATTGTGTCTGAGTACTACCATTCGTTCTAAAATATCTTGATGTTGGTTGTAACCTATCCATTGACTGATATCTGTTTTGTAAAAACGACGACCCTAACGGAGACGTATACCAATCATTTGATTGAGACCCAAAAATACTGTTTTGGCCAGGATTTTGTTTAATATCCCACTGATAAAACGGAACTGTTTGCGAAAATACTCTGAAATAATTAAACGCACATGGGTCTGTTACAGTTGCGGTTGGTGAAATAATAGTTCTTTTTGGGGTTATAAAATCTCTTAACTGAGTATCAGAAGAGTAAAATATACCAAAAACAACATCCTCATCATTAGCGTTTCCGAAATAAATTGGGTCTTGGGTAGGTACTGAAGGATAGTTAGCCGATTCAAAATCCGCAATTCCCAACTCCGAACTTATAGATATCATCTGCGCATAATCACCATCAACAAAGTTTTTACTTCTTTGGTCAAAGTAGGTTAGAACATTAGCACCACCACCTCCGAAAAGTGATTCCAAAAATTTAGTATTTGTAAGTCGATTCAAAATGAAAAGATTCAAAATGTCTTCAACGTCAGTAAAAGAAGTTTCATTTAATCTGTTAACTACGTATCCATCATAATCATCAGACATAATTAGTTCTTGTAAATAGAAAGACCTAGGCCCTAAATCCATTATAGTTGTCGGATATTTTAAATTCCTATTGTTTCCACCGTAATTACCAAACACTCCTGAAGGCGGGTCTGAACCAATAAAATTAGTACCATCATAAGGACTACTTCTATAGTAGAAATTATTTGTTGGATGTAGGTATACCGTGTCTCTACAATAAACAGAATATGGTTGATTAGGATTTGGTGAGGTTGGACTTGTGAAAAATCTATCATTTTTAAATGAAAATGCGTATAACGTTCCATTTATCCAACTATTAGTAAAGACGTGAGACCATACATTTCTACATGCCGCAAACGTTATTTGTATCCTTGATGACCACTCGGTTAACAACTTAAAGTCTTTTCCATTAACCAAAGTACCCAAAATAGATGATACCAAAATATAACATCCATTTTCAAAAATAGACCTTCCTTCAACACCATTTTCGTAACATGAAGCTGGTCTTGAAAAGTATGATACTTCACCATTAGGTAGTGAGTAATAACATTCTAAAGGAATCATGTTACCACAGTTGAATGTGTTTAACACGTTATTAGGGTCAGGTAAATCTTGATTGTTCTCCAATCCTTCTTGAGGGTCTCCTGCAGTAGGGGTATTAGAAGATTGTGGTTCGTTTTGAGATGTTCCGTCATCTTCTAAATAATATACACTAAAATTAGGATTACCATGTAAAGCAAGACTATTGTTTAGTAGATTAGTTGTGGTCGTTGAGGTAGGTAATCTATCAGACCTCATAACAATTTGATTGTTAGTCACTGTTACGTTATTGTTAAATGTAAATGGTGTTACAGTGTAACTAGGTGCGTATAAATAACCTGTTTGTGTAATAGGTCCTCCAAATGGAATCGAACTGTTTTGTAAGAACACAGAACCACCTTCAACAATCTCATTAACAAAATAACCTCTAGTATCTGTAGACGTGTTTTGAACGGGTGAGTAGAAATTACATGGTATTGTCGTTACCAAATTAGTGTACTGAATTGTAAAACCGTTATAAGGTGACAAGAAATTTTTCACTCTAGCTCCATAAGTACCACTAAAATTACATGGTAACCCTAAGTTTCCTGGCGCTCCTCCAGGATTGAATGTTGAAGTTGTTCCATCTAAACTTGAATAATAACTTGGTAAAGTAGATGTGAAAGCGGTAAAGGTTGCTCCCGTACCTCCAACTGATGGTTGGAAATGAAATGAATCATAATATAGATTTAAACCTGTAGAGTTTGACGTATCTGTAACTGTAGTGTCGGCAACCATGTTTGTATGAGACACTGATTTATAACTCCCTTGAATCGGATAATTCATTTTATAATCCCCTGTTACAACAAATTGTCCTGAGTTGTGATAAAAATTATATCCAAATAAAATACTTAAGTCATATGTATGTTGTCTTCTTGACGTATTAGGGTCAACCCCTCTAACTAAAAATACAATTCCTTGGTTTCCAGAGTCATTGAAGTAGGACATAGGATTTGTTGTACTTGGTGCTTGTAACCAACATCCACTACTATCAACAACATTATATAACATGGTGTTATTGAGGATTCTATTCAAAAGTGAGTTTGCATTTGAGAGGTTAGAATCTGACGAAAATGAACTATATGTCATTGCAGTTATAACTTGGAAATATTCCATGTCCATACCAAATTTATGGTACGTAGCATCATCAACGTCTTGAGTAATTATGTAATTAGAATGTGAAGGACTTATTGTTCCGACACCTGTTGGGTCCGCATAACTAATTTGTATTGGGGTAGGTCCTATGTTTATTGAGGTACCTGTCATGGACGATGTACCAAATTGATTCCAACTTGTAAAACCTGTTAAGTTTAAATCTTGACTTAATTCAGGATTCTGAAAAGTTATAATTTTACCCTGTGTAAACTTAGGAAGCTGGGATGGGACTACTGAAAGTGCAATTACGTTATCTAAATGCCATTTATCTGATGGTAATGGAGTAGGTGACGTTGGAGCAATGTTAACGTTAGACTCAAATGTAACTCGTATTTTATTTACCCCTCCACCAGGATTATTTGAATTCGCATCAAAATACTTCGCTTTATTATTAAACAAATTTAATCTTTCAGGAATTGTTAAACTGTTAGTGAATATATAATTTCCTGAACCTGTATCATATTCTAAAAGTTGAGGAACTGAATTAGTAGAACTTGGGCTTCCAGTATCAATTGGTTGTCCTGCAAATAAATTTGAGATGACCAATGGATATGAAAAAGTAGTAGTATTAAGACTCTGAATATACTCTCCATTGAATCCATACTTAGATAATACCGCGTATAAACCACTATCTTGGATTAAAGTTTCGGAATCTAAACCACTACCTGATGGGTCTGAAACCCCAGGGTCAGGACTTCCACCTTGTTTACAATCACAAAGTTCACAGTCAGAATATGATAAGTTTGGAATTGCCAAATTAGTAAAATACTTATACAAATCTAACATAGTTTGTACGTAATCGTACATATCAATTAATTCTTCACACTTACTACCCAAACAACCAAAACATAACCCTTGTACGATATAACAAATTATCAAAATTACCGTAACTATAATAGCAACAACAACTGCTAATATAGGACCTAAAATATACTTCAATAAGAAGGCTAATATGTGAACAACGATTAGTAAAACATATAAAATCGGTTTGAATAGGAATATCATTATGACAAAAAGTAGATATATCAAATCAAACCTTAGTATAGCATCATTGTTAGGAAACTTAACATTTTCACTTTCACAAGCATCGTCAAGATTATTTTTTAATGACACCATTCTGTTAGGAAGATATCCTTTCCTATATTGGTCAATCAACTGTGAAACGGTATAAACTTTATTATAAACCATAGGATAAAATCTATCCTCACAGTCAATCGCTTCTTGAATCATTTGTAACCCTAAAGGGGTGGTATCCCCATAGTCGTCCCAATCTAAACTAAAAGTGTAAGATTTAATAGCATAAATTGTATCGGGTATTGTATTTTGTAATGGGTCAGTTCCACTACCTTGAGTCCACCCATACTCTTTAATATTTGGAACTAAAAAATAACCTCTTTTTATTGCCTCATTTAAGGTCGGTTCTTGATTCCACTTAACTTTAAATCGATATTTACCTTTAGTTGGAATTCCTTTTGATGGGTCATTAGATATGACTCTTTCTCCAAATTCATTAGTTACTACGTAATCTAAGTTCATTGGTACATCAATCATCCAAGCACCATTTTCATCAATAACTTGACCACCTTGTTCTAAATCATATACTTCAAGTACAGGTCTACCATTTATATCCTGTTGTATTGTTTGTCTTATCGCCAAAATTTCACCAGGTCCTGCAACTAAATTACATAGATTACCTTGTTTTAACTTTGGTTTACAACTTCTTTTTTGGTATTGGTCATCATTTGATGAAATTAATGACCCCATAAAAATGGCGGTAGGTGTTATAGTAATATTGGCTTCTGCAGTTAAATCAAAATCAGTTCTTGTGATACCTATATTACAAATTTCAGGTTGACCCCATAAAGGTTCAACTTCAATAGTCCTATTAATTGTTACAATTTGAGGTAACTCATTAAGATTGTTTGAACTTTTAAAGTTAGTACCCGCAACTTGAGCTGGTGTCGCAACACCCATTCTAACTAAATCTTGTGGTGATAGAGAAAATTCACCGATGTCGGACAAGTCAACATCAACGTGTATTGTTTGAGCACCAATTGGTACTCCAAATATCATATAGTCACCACTATCATTTGTTCTTGCGGTGTAACGATAATATTTGTCAAAAACTTCTATTAGTGTTGGGTTAGTTAAAACATCTTCTCTGTCAAAAAATGTTCCTGTTGGGTTGTGTCCACTATGTTGTTTTACATAAGGTAATAAGTTATATCTATACCCGTCTTCATTTAATTCTGTTAAGTTTTTATAAGGATATAAATCCGCGATGATTGGATTTGTTTCATCTTCGGAAGTTAAGGGTATAAAAATTGAAACTTTGGCGTTAGGAATACCAAATCCGTCATTAGCGGTTACTCTACCAATTACAACACCATAATCAGAACATGGTCTTGTATAAATTTGACTCTGTAATATTTTTAAAGACAATATCTCTAAAAATTCAAAGTCTTGGTCTAAAAGTACTTTTAATGATTTATCAACACCTACTTGTGTTCTTATTCTATATGAATTCGACATTCTTTATCTTTTTTTGATAAATAGTTTATGCTCTATTTTCAAAAAGATAAATCACTTTTTTATAAAATAAATTATCAAGAGAAATTAACAGTCTTAAGATTTTTAACTCTAACAATAACATCTTTGCTTGGGAATCTTAATTGATACGTTTGACTTGGTTCTGCAAAAATTGTATCGTCAATTAATTCAATTTGTTTTGTATCCTCATTCGCATATCTTTGCGATGTTTGTGATGAAGAATATTGACCTCCGATTTTGTTGAATACTTGAATATCTGCAACAGAAATAACACCATTTTCACTTTGTACTAAACGTCTTATTTCAGATACATAAACGTTTTGCCCCATTTGTCGATTAGATGGACTCATGTATTCTGTGATAACATTCACTATTTGAGAAATAACAGTTCCTTGATTTTGACTATTATCTAATACCACATCAATATTGATACCTAAATCAATTACATTCGCACTTTGAATCGAAATATAATCATTAATCATTCTATAGTTTGAGAGATAGTTAGCAACATTATTTTTCAAGGTGTTTGAGACGATTTCGGTTAAACTCCCTGATTCGTCATACGCCAACATTTTAATAATGATTTTATTGTTTTCTTCAGTAATTGCAACTTTTGCAGGTGCCCCAAATTGGGATGGCATTGTTCTTATAATTGAGTCATAATCATTTATAGTTACCGCTCTGTTTTGTGCGGCAAAGTTAAATGCTACTAAGTTTCTTACTTCTTCTGTTGTTGGTGATGGAGCACCTCCAATCGCTGCAGTTACGTTGGTACATGATAATGAGTTAACAACACTTGTATTAATAGATTCTGAAGGTCCGTTAACAAAGAAGGATATATTACCAATTTGTGTGATAACATTAACACCTAAATTACTCGCAGTTCCTCCTCCAATTCTATACTGAACAAATAATGTTGAGTTCCCTTTTAAAGTACTACCCAAAGCAAAGTTGTTTGAGTACTTATAAAGGTCTAATTGATATCCGTTTCTCGCAAATTCTCTTAATTGTTCGTCAGCAGATTGAGTACCTCCACCAAAAGTCATCTTTAAAAATCCTTCGGGAGTAAACTCAGTTATAAATTTAGTATTTGTTTGTACATATCTACCAACTTTGATTCCAGGGTTGTCAGATACTTTAGTTGGGTCTTCAACAAATACTCTATCTTCAATTAATGCTTTAACTTCATACCATCTATTATCTAAACCTAAGAATTCTTGTGCAGATGGTACGTTTGAATATTGAGTACCGTCTTTTAAGAGTACGCTTGTCACTCCTAATACATTTTTTTCAGGTAAAAACAATTCGAAAAAAGGTCTTACATCGTTTGGTGTAATAACTCGTTTGAATACTTTAGTGATACCATTAACTACAGTTTCTCGTTTAACTATGGTGTAATTTAATAGTTTGTTATTTGCATCAAAATTTGGTATTTTTAACCTATTCGGGAATCCTTCAGCGTTAATTGCCGATGCAAAATCTATATCATAAACGGTTTCAAAAACTTGTCCTGCTCCGTTTACTTGAGAACCTCTCCTTAAGATACCACAATATCTTAAATCTTCTTTATCTCCAAAAGCGGGTACTGTTATTGAAAAATCAACAAGAGCTACAGATGGTCTTTGTCCAGGAATTTTTAATCCGTAAGTTCTTGCGATATTAAAAATAGATGACCTTTGTTGAGCATACTGAAGTACAGTTTCCTGAATACTCCTATCAATATTAAATTGTAAGTTATCGGTAACCGCAGCATTTAAATCCAACAATGCGGAAAAAACGGAAGCATCATTAAAATTATCAATTAATTCAGGATAGTAAGTTCTTGTAAAATTAACAAGTTCAGTTCTAATAGACTGAAAATCCCTTGTGGTATATGATATTTTTTTATTAGCCATATATTATTAAATATTGATAATCACAAAATCACTTTCATTAAATGCTGAGTCAGTGATAATATAATCTATTTTTATTTTTGCGGTATGTTCCATTTCTCCAATACCAGGAACTTTGTAAACTCTTTTATCATCTTCAATATAAGACCCTTTATTTTCTTCACCTTCAGATGCGGGTTTAACACTTATATTTTGAATTGTAATCCCTGGCATGTACTCAGATACAGAATCCCTAATTTCAGCTTCAATATCTGAAAATGTTGGTCCGTCCATTGGTTCAAAAATAAATTCATATAAACGAGTACCAAAGTCAGGTAAATAATATCTAGTCCCTTTCCTTGTTAAAAGTAAGTGTACAAGATTACTTCTAATTTCAGCATCTCTATCTTCAGAAAGACTTAAATAATTACCTTTCGAGGAGTCTTGAAATGGGAAATTTATACCATATGTTTTACCTTCTGCCATATCTAATAAATATATGTCGAGATTATTTCTTATAAATACATAAAAAATAAAAATCCCGACATAGTGTCGGGATAAGTGTCGTGATTAAGATGAACATCCAAAACAATCAAACTGACTATTTTCAGGTTTTGGTGGTAAGTTCATTTGACTAAAATCAACTTTAGGTGGTTCAGGAGTTGTCTTGGGTTTTTCAATTTTAGAAATGTCAACCGCCAAGTGTTTTGCCCCTGTTGAAATTGCCTTAGTTCTTACATAATAACACAGAGTCTTAAGACCTCTTTCCCAACTGTAAAAATGTGAGGAAGAAATTTTGGATAATGTAGGATTCGCCATGTATATGTTCATTGACTGTGATTGGTCAATAAACGGTGCTCTATCAGCCGACATTGTGATTAATTCTTTCTGTGAAATTTCCCAAATAGTTTTATACTTTTGGATTAAGTGTTCAATTCGTTTAACTTTAGAATTGTATTTTTTATCCTCCAAATCTAAATAGTTGTTGAAATTAATGTTTTGTACAGAACCTTCGTTAAAAATAATCTCATTTTTTAAGTCTTCGCCCCAAATACCAATCTTCTCAAAATCATTAATCAAGTATTTGTTCACAATCATAATTTCACCTCCAACAACTCGTCTATTGAATATTGCCGAATGTGCTGGTTCAGTCATTTCGTATGAACCTGTAATTTTAGCCGAAGACGCTACAGGCATCTGTGCGGTAAATAATGAGTTACAAACTCCATGTTCCTGAACTTTAAGTTTCAACAATTCCCAGTTCCATCTTCCTGATAAATCTCTCTCAGTCAAACCCCACATATCAAATTGGAATACCCCTTTTGACATTGGTGACCCTTCAAAATATGAGTAAGGTTTATATTCACCTATTGCACATAATTCATTACTTTCAGTAATTGCTGCAAAATAAATTGTCTCAAAAATTTCTCTGTTTAGTTTTTTAGCTTCATCTGAGGTAAAGACATAATCCATTAAATAAAAAACGTCCGCAAGTCCTTGAGTTCCGATTGCAATTGCTCGTTGTTCCAAACCACCTTTTTTACCTTTTTTGGTTGAGTAGTTATTAATATCCACTACTTTATTTAAAGCTCTAACAACTTTTCTAGTTTCTTTGTATAAAAGATTGTGGTCAAACTCACCATCTTTAACATAATTCTTTAACACCATTGATGATAGTGTACAAATTGCAGTTGTTGTCTCATCTGTATATTGATATATCTCATTACACAAATTAGATTGTTTAATAACTCCAATATTTTGGTGGTTAGTTTTATTATTTGCATTGTCTTTGGAACATAGGTATGGTACACCTGTTTCAATCTGTGATTCAATAATTTTATTCCAAATTTCTTGAGCTCTTACTTTTTTACCAAGACCCATGTTTACCGCTAATTGATAATTTTCCTCATACTCAGTCCCGTAACTTTCTTGTAGTGGTTTTATACCCGCTCTTTTAATATCGTTAGGACAGAAAAGATACCAATCTTCATTGTTCTTTACCGCCTTCATAAAGTTATCAGGTATCCAAAGAGCAGTAAATAAATCACGAGCTCTTAATTCTTCAGCTCCTGTATTTTTCTTAATATCTAATAAATCAAAGATATCTTTGTGCCAAGGTTCTAAATAAATTGCTGCAGAACCTGGTCTACGTCCTTGTTGATTAAAAAATCTAAGGGATTCGTTTACAATTTTTAGATATTTTAAAAGACCTCCAGCATATCCACCTGAACTGTTAATACGACTTTCTTTACTTCTTTGATTTGACATACAAAGTCCAATTCCAGCAGCGTCAGATGAATAAGTTGATATATCATTCATAGTATTTAAAAGGCCTTCTCGAGAATCTTCATCATTGTAGTGTAATACACAAGAAGCTAATTGAGGTACTTTTGTTCCTGCGTTTATCATTATTGGTGTTGCAGGGGAAATCCTTTGAGATGATAGTGACTTGTAGTACTCTACCGCCTCTTCGAATGATTTTGTAACCCATATTGAGACTCTCATATACATGTGTTGTGGTCTCTCAATCACTTTACCACTAGGTAATTTCAATAAATACATTTCAGATAATGACCTCCAAGCGAAATAATCAAAGTTATAATCATTGTCGTGGTTTATCACCTCATCTATTTTATCTTTACCATAGGAATTAATTAAATTCATCATATCATCATTAATGATACCGTTTGAGTGTAGTTCACTCATGGTTTCACTAAAACTCGGATTAGTTTCTTTGTGATAAGATGAAATTGCAACTGAAGACGCTAAACGAGAATAGTCGTGGTGACTACCTGTGTATGCTGCAGCAATCTCATAGATTAATTTATCCAATTCTTTTGTTGTGATTATCCCTTCAGTAGGTACTGAAGTAATAACCTTAATAAAGATTTCGTCAGAATTTACATTTAATCCTTTAGAAGCTCTTTTAATTCTGTTATAAATTTTTTGTGGGTTAAATGACGCATCATCCCCACTACGTTTTTTTATTCTTAGTGACATCATAGTTTATAAATTAAAAATCGTCAGTAAATGATAGTGTTTCGTTAAGTTTTGCTTTTTGATACTCAACGGTTCTTGATTCGAAGAAATTACCTTTAGTTTCTACCGCAATTTGTTCCATGAATTTAAAAGGTTGTTCAACATTAAAATGTTTCTTACATCCCATTTTAACTAAAAGTCCATCAACTACAAATTCCAAATACTGTTTCATAAGGTTTTGATTCATACCAATTAAAGAAACAGGTAGAGATTCAGTAATGAATTCTTTTTCAATTTCTAAAGCAGATAATAAGATTTCCTTAATTCTTTTTTCACTTGGTTTGTTTTCGATGTGATTGTTTAACAAGTGAATTGCGAAATCACAGTGAAGATTTTCATCTTTAAAAATAAGAGCATTTGCATTACATAAACCTTGCATGATACCTCTTGATTTTAACCAAAAGATTGAACAGAAAGACCCTGAAAAAAATATTCCCTCAACCGCAGCAAAAGCTACTAATCTTTCTTGGAAAGACGCATTACTAATCCATTCTAATGCCCATTTAGCCTTTTTCTGTACCGCAGGTAATCTGTCTATAGCGTGGAAACAATCGTCCTTTTCTTGTGGATTAGATACGTATGTATCAATTAACAATGAATACATTAAAGAATGAATATTTTCCATCATCAACTGAAACCCATAAAAGAATTTTGCTTCAGGATATTGAACTTCTCTATAAAAGTTCTCAGCTAAATTTTCATTTACAATACCGTCAGAAGCCGCAAAAAATGAAAGTACATTTTTTACAAAATACTTTTCATTATCTGAAAGGTTTTCCCAATCTCTAATATCGTTAGATAAGTCAACTTCTTCGGCAGTCCAAAACGCCGCCTGGTGCATCTTATAATATTCCCATATATCATTATACTGAATAGGGAAAATTACAAATCGGTCAGGATTTTCTATTAAAATTTTTTCCATAATTAATTATTATTTTTTTGTTCTCTTTGTTTTCTTTTTTCCAACAAATCTTTAACTCTTTGTCGGTTTTGTTCTTCTTTTTGTTCTTCAAGACCTAAGAACGTTACTGATGATTCAGTATCAATTTCCAACATACCGTTGTCAAACTTACAATTTTCAAATACGATTCCATCATCACCAATTCTTGATTTAGTTATCGCAATTGTCGCTAATTTCATTTCTTTCTGTTGTAGTGTTTTAGCGACTGATATAATTACGTGACCAACTTGTGCTTTCTTAATTGACCCACCCATTTGGTCTGTTGTTACCACTTCAGATGAAATTGAACTTCTGTTACCTTGAGTAGCAGTCCACCCAACCAAGTTTAGTTCGTGACACATCGCTTCAAAAGCCCTCATTACAGAACCCTCTGATTTCCATTCATCACCTAAATTTTTATCAGGTACAACACAGTCAATGTAATCTAAAAGTATCATATCAATTTTAATCCCATCAGCAATCATCTTTCTGATTTGATTTTTGATTTGTAACATTGTCATTGTGTCTGAAGGTAATTTTTTTAATACAAGTTTGTTATCCATATTATCCCTAACTTCTTGTACTTTTCTCATCACTTCTTCTTTCTTATTGGACATATCATCAGGGTGTACTTTTGTCCAAAGAGTAAAATGTTTCCTTTGAATAATTTTAGGATTATCTTCAAAAAATATCTGAAGTACATTATACCCCAAATTAAACGCGTGATTAGAAATTTTTGTTAGTAATGTTGATTTACCAACCCCTGTTGGAGCTAATACAACACCAATTTCTCCTTTAGCCAATCCACCTTTCAATAATCTATCAATAGATGGGATTCCCATAGGAATTGGATGTCTAAAGTCTTCGTTCAGTACGTCATCTAAATTAGCGAAAACATCTGACATTCCGTCTTCTCTTTCACCAACTTGTAAAGCCTCTCTTATAACAGTCTCAACGGTTTCGTAGTTTTCAAATTCACCGCCATCAATCACTTTTTGAGCTTTAGTAATTGCTTTTTGTAACTCTTGTTGTTTACAAAATTTAAGTGCTTTGTCTTGAACAAATGAACCACCATCTATTGGTGCGTCTTTAATTTTAGTTAAAGTATCTAAAACTATTTTAGACGCTAATTCTTGTTGTAATTCAGACTTTGTTATTTGTTCTAAAGTTTCGAACGTTGGGGTATGTTCGTATTTTGAATAATACTCCTTAATCATTTGAGTGATTATTTTGAAGTACTTATTATCAAAATAATTCACGTCCATAACATCGATAATTGACCTAGAAAAGTCTTTGTCCACGATGATTTGATTCAATAATTGAATCTGAAAAGTGTTACCTAAATAATCAAAATTTTTGTTTGTCGCCATATTTTTTTCCTCTATTGTTTTTATAAATATTAGGCCTTAAGAGGAATTCCCATGTACTCGTATGTTAATTTTTTGGAAGAAAAGATGTCAGTCAAATCCGAAAGTAGAGTTTTTATGTGCGGACGTATGTCTACGGTGTATCTTATTTTAGGAGGGAATATTTTGGCGTCCATCATTCTATGACAAATTGTCACATCATTTATTTTAATAAAAATTTTAAAGTGTTCAGGACCTTCAGTATTTGATGTATCTAGTACCGCAGGATTGGACATGATTTCATAGGAATTCGCCAACATATAATCCACAGATTTCATCTTCAAATCATACTCTAATAGTTCCTTAAACTCATTTAGATATTCATACAATTCTAAAGAGTTTTTTGCATCAGGATTAAAGTCTCTAACATTGAAAAATCTTTGTACGATGATATTATCGTTAACCATCATAAGGAATTCCAACTTTGTTGATTCTTGTTCTTTCATAATTTTAGTTTTTGTTTGTTTTGAATTTTTTCTTTTCTTTTCTTGTTAATTTTAAAAATGGAGTTAAAAAATTTACCCAATTATTATCTCCTTTAGGTAAAAATTTGAAGAAACCGTCCTCCATCATCATTCTAATAATGTTTCTATGTCCTCTACCATCAGGGTCTAACGTTTCCGAATAATATAACTCAACTATTTCTCTACCTTCTTCAGTTATTAATGGATTAGACAAATCTATAATTTTTTCGTTGATTTGAAAAAACTCGTCTCCATAAATTCCTGTTTTTGTTTTACCTGTTAAAAGATTTTTTAAGACTGTATTGTTTTTATCTTCTTCAAACAATTCGTTAGCCTTTTGTAAAATATCGGTTATATTAACAGGTCGGTCAAGTAACTCGGGAAATAATTTTACTAAAGTTTTTTCACCCAAATAATATATTCCGTCAATATTATCTGACTTGTCACCCATTAATATTTTACATGTTTTTACGTTATCGTGAGGAACTTCAATTTCGTACAACTTAATGTTGTCACCTTTTTTATAAAATTTTTTAGTATTTGGTGAATAGATAGATACTCTATCAGAAATTAATTGGGTTAAATCCCTATCACCAGAATAAATGGTTATTTGTTCGTTTTCCGCAATTTGACAGTAATAAGCGATTAAATCATCCGCTTCATTATTTTCAATGTTTATTTGTCTAATAAACATTTCTTCTAAGTATTGTTTTACTCTTTCTTTTTGTGAGTTGAAGGAATCTTCTTTTAATTCGTTTGTCTCTCTTACTCTTTTTTCTTTATACTGAGGATAAAGTATTTTACGTGTTAATGAGTTTTCGTTACCATCCCAAAAAACAACAACCTTATCAAGGTTTTCCTCCTCAATAAAACGTCTTAAAGTATTTAAAAAGTGCCAAGTACCTCCAACATGATTTCCTTCATGAAAGAAGTCCCTGACACCATGAAATCCAATTTTTAGAAGATTGTTTCCGTCAACAAGTAACGTCTTAATCATTTGATTAGTTTAAATCGGTTTGTTACTCTACTTCTTCTTTTTCTGTTTTTAAAACAAAGTCTCCGTCGACACCAATAATCTCTTTCCAATATTCAGCATATTCGCTTTTATATCTTTCAATTGAAGACTTTTCTTCTGCCGCATCTTTTCCTGGTAAAAACCCATGAGGGGTCACAATTATTTTACCATCCTCAAAACCAAGTCCGTTAATGTGATTCTTAAGAACCGAAATTTTAGTTCTTGAAGCAAATTTAACAGTTCTCTTGTCTTTTGTTGCACTAATCTTTGTTGTTCCCGCACCTTTTTGATTACCAAATAAAAATACCAAAGAAGAGTTCAACCAAATTGCTTCACCACCTTTAGCTTTAATTTTTGGTTGTCCAAATGGATTATCAGGTAATTCAACCCAAGGTTGGTTAACTATGATAAGTGTATTTTCATACTTAGAATCCGCCTTACGTGAACCTGAAATACGTTGATTAATACCCATACCAATCTTATCTGCCAAAGTACTTGCGTTGTGTTGTTTACCTCCTTTACCTTCGTAAGTCATTTTACATGGTACAGAACCAACTGAGTCCCACATAATACAAAGTGAATAATCTAATTCACCTTTTTCTTGTGCATCTAACAAACTATTTATATAATCAGTAATCTGCTCGATATAGTCAAAGTTGTTATTGAATAAGAAAAACCCGTCCCAAGTTAATTCACCTGTTTCTTCATCAACAACTTCTTCACATTCAAACCCCATTATTTTTGAGTGTTCAAATGACCATTTTTGTTCTGTAATGATAAACACAGGAAGAATTCCTTTCTTTTGTGAATCAACCGCAGTTTTAATTAGTGCGGTAGTTTTTCCTGTGTCAGAGTGACCTAAGAACATATTTAAATGTCCAATTGCAGGTCCTGGTAATCCAACGGCATCCAAAAAATCAGGACCTAAATCAAAAAACCTTTGTGGTTTGTATTTTGCGTCTGATGAAAACTTTTTCTTTATAGAACTAAAGTCGTTCTTCTTGATTGCCATAATTAATTGTATTTATAAAATTCTTTAATAGTTTCTAATTTGTCTTTAGCCCCCGCAATTTTATCTACCAATTTATCCATTTCTTCAATATGTTGTGGATGCTCTCCAATTCCAACAGGTGAAGTAAAATAAACAAGTAAAGAAGATTCTGCATCAGCCATTTCCGCTTCATATTTTTTACATAAAGCTTCGTACATTTTCTGTGTAACTTTATTTTCTTTGTTCATATAAATTAAAATTTTTGATTAAAAAAATAGAACTTGGACACTTTGTCTAAGTATGTGTCCAAGTTCAAATGAATTTAGAATGGCATATCGTCATCCGCGTCATCATTAGCCTGTGGGTCAACATAGGTTTCTTTTTTACCACCTATACTAACTTCAGACTCTTCAGAGTTACTATAAACATAACCACCCTTTTCGCTATCCCATTTAGGTGTTTCACCTCTTGCGATTGCTTCAAGATATTCTACAGGTTTTTTAGAATAAACGTCTTCCCATGTTAATTCATCATTAACCCAAGTATTCGCAGTTTCTTTGTCTTCATGAATTGGAGCTGGGTCATCATACATAACTGTTTGAATTACAGTGTATACCGCTCCTGTAGGAGTTTTTGCCTTAGTGAGTTCCAAAATGATATCACGTCCTTTTTCAGGGTCTGTGATGTCACCTTTCGCTCTCCAAATTGGGATAATCTTATCCAAGATACCCTCGTTTTTGTAATTGTGTTTGAATCTCCAAAATTTAACACCGTCTTGTTCGTTATCTCTATCGACAACTTTAACAATATAGAATTTACGAGGTTTATAAGTAGCCGCCAATTTCTTGTCACTTTCTTTACCTGTAGCCATCAATTCCTCATAAACTTCTGTAAGTGGGGAACGTTCATTGTCATTTTTTCCTGGGTCGTAGAATTTTTGCCATTTACCATCTACCTGTACTTCATGAAACCATACTTCTTTAAATGGTGAAGACCCGTCTTTTGTTGGAAGGATTCTTAGTCGTTTTTGACCTTGTTTTTCATTGTCTTTGAGGATTGCCGCAAAGTACTTTTTCATTCTTTCATCTTGTGTCATTGAGGAAGAAGATGAACCTCCTTTTGTTGCTTGTTCGTACTGTGCTAGTACTGCGTCTAAACTGTTTGTCGCCATAATATATAGATTTAAATTGTTTACTAATAATAAGTGTCTGCCTTGTGTTTGTCAAATAAATATGGCCTCATTGAGGCCATATTTTACTGTAATCTTCTAAAGTTGTCTATTTCAGGTTCTTCATCACCAAAAGCTCTAAAACTTCTTTTAATATCTGAAGGGGAATAACTTTCAACATCTTGTTGTGTTAAAACATATTCATTTTTTCCTGATTTTTCAATATCTTCTTGTTTGTCAACAAAAAAATCACTTAATTTTTGATTGTAAGGTCCTGAATCTAAACTGCGTAGTTCCAATTTTTCTTCAGGTGTTTTTACTCTGTATTTTTCAACTTTAGTTTCTAAATCATTTAGTTTGTTCATGATTTCATCCATCGCAGATAATTTAGTTTCTAAATCATTTAAATGGTTAAATAAAGTATCAAAATATTCTTCTTGTTTTTTCTCAACATTTTTTTGAGATTTTACCAAGTCAGTAACTTCAATTTCTTTTCCTTTTTTATCGGTTTCTCCAACCTTCTCAACTTCAGGGTCTGTCGCAGTATCAACAGGTTCTCCTACAGGTGGTACTTCACCTGTTGGTGGTGGTGCTCCCGCGTCCCCTGGCGGTGGTGGTGGAACCGCACCTTCTGCAGGTGGTGGAGGTAATGCTCCCGCATCTCCCGCAGGTGGTGGAGGAGGTAATGTGGCTTCTTGTTCGGTGATATAGTTATTTATTTTTCTATATCTTTCAAGTTCTTCAATAATTTTTATGTCAACTTTCATTTTTTATTATCCGTTTAATAATTGTTTAACTCCAGTTGTAGTTTCAACTTGAATTTTTTTATTTTTTTGTAAGGTGTTATCAACTCTTTCAATAAGACCATCTTTCATTCTTATAGTGTAACAGTCTCCTGTTTCCATGTCACAAACTTGCTTTGTTCCATCACCCATATCTTTTTCTGTAACTTTGGTATTTTTACCCAAATAGTTATCTAAAATTAATTTTGTGTTCATAATATCATTTTTAATATAAATATCGTTGTATGTTAAAAAAACCTTACGGAGTTGGTGATGGGGTTGGTGTAGGAGTAGGGGTTATTTGTTCCATTGACTTCCATATATCAATTGCTTTTTGTGCTTTAGCTTCTAATTGTGATAGTGTTGCAGGTTGGGATTGTAATTGACTATAAACAGAATTCCCTTGTGATGTATTAGCACCAAAATTAATTGACCAAAATTTAAATAAACTGTTACCATCTATTGAGGTTATTTGACTTGTTTTACTTCTCCATCTATCAATTAAAACTTTAATATTATTTGTTAAATCATCAAATACTGCATAAGGTTTAGTGTTACCATCACTACCTTTCAAACAGAAAAACTGTTGATTTCCATTAAAGTATTGTGATTGATTTCCCCAATATTGATTCAAATCAATACCCGCAAAGTTATTCTCGTATGCTTCAAACCCTGTTGAGTTTCCAGATTCAAGGTACAGTGCAACAAATACCGCGTATTTTAGTTTACCATCGTCTCCTCCAACTGAAACTAATTGTTGTATAGTACCTTTTACAATACTGTAAGCCAACTTTTGAGTTGTCGGTGTTATAGGTACAAACGTACTATACTGAGATACCGATGGATTACAAGTATTTGTTTGAGTAAATTCTTTACCACCGTTAGCATTAGATGTTACATTATTTGATTGAGATATAACGTTACCATTGGCATCTTTAGTTTTGTCTTTAGATTTTTCTTTATTTTTTTCAATTATAGATTTTAATAAATTATTTTTTAAAGACTGAAGATAACTGTCTATTTTAGGTAATGCCGCAACAGGTTGTCTTATACCTGTGAAATTGGTTTCAAATACCCCAGGCCCTATATTATGAGTAACCTCCAAAATCATATAAGGACCACTAAACATAGGGACATATCTTAAATTGAAGTACATGGTTGGTTGAATCATGGCGTTACCTAACATCTGAACATTACAATTGTAACTTCTATTTTTATATACGTTATATAATGATAGACTTTGTGTCGCTCCTCCTCTATTTCCCGCCTGATTCGCCATTTGGTTCAATACCTGTAAAGACTCCGCAGTTGCAACTCCACTACCTTGACTTACCGCAAAATTGGTGAACACTCCTTGGTTTTGAGGCCCCATATCAACATTAAATCCAACAACTTTATTTGATTTATCCCAATCGTTTTTATTTTTTAAATCCTCAACTAATGGATTATCGCTAGCCCTTCTTAAATCAAATACATCATTTCGATATCTATAATCAACATTATTTTTTATATCTAAGATTTCACTTGGTTTACCTCCATAAAAACAAACCAACTTTGCACTTGAATCTCGGTAGTCAACAGACATATGAGTTCCAAATAAAGTATTCGCAAATTCTAAACTACCTTCAGCTCTTGGTTTAGGATTTTTAACCGCGTCTTGTACATTATAAAAATTAACATATGATGGTATATTCATAACAACAAAATGATTCTCAACCAAAATTGATTCAACCATTGCCATCATATCAGATTTTGGATTTATATTAGTTAATCTATTTTTTAGTTTATAAATGTCAACCAAAACTTTATCACCAATATTTCTACTTGCCCTATCTAACAATAAGACATCTTCAAAAAATGTTTTGGTACTAAAATCGTTTCCTGATATCCATTTATCATTTAAAGATTTAAACGATTCCCACAAATCGACTTTAGTTGCTGGTCCTTCTAAATCAGAGTCTACTTGACCTTCCGAAACACTATTAACATTAGGTAATGAGGTTTGTAATTTCGGCATCAAATTATTAATAA